GTGTTAGCTGTTAACGAATTAGTACCAACTGCTGTATTGTTATCTGCTGTTGTGTTAGCATCTAATGCACCATCTCCAATTGCTGTATTGTTATCACCCTCTGTGTTTGCGGCTAAAACTCCTCTACCTATTCCAGTATTTTTTGCACCTGTTGTGTTTGATGTTAATGCCTGTTCGCCTATTCCTGTGTTACAACTACCTGTGTTTAATTTAAGTGAATTATAACCTATTGCAGTATTTCTTGAGCCTGTTGAAACAGTAATTAAAGAACATGAACCGACAGCAGTATTTCTATCTCCTGTAGTAATTGCTGTTCCAGATAAATCTCCAATAGCTGTATTATCTACTCCACCAGCTTCAACACTATCTAAAGCAGTATTTCCTAAAGCAACGTTAGCTGTTCCTGTTGGATAATTTCCGTCTAATTTTATTGTGCCACCATCAACTACAAAGTTTCCTGTAAGAGTTAATCCTCCACCTGGAGCTAAACTTACACCTGAAGGAATAGAAACCGTGTCTCCTGAAGTTCCAAGAGTTAACGTTGTTCCTGATTGAGGGTCTATTTGATCGACTTCAATTTTACTCATTATACGACTACTACCGTTCCTGTTATTGTTTGTGTTCCTGTTACTGTAACTGGTCCTGCTAAAACTCCAGAGTCTACTGTTTGATTGAGACTTAAAGTTGAAGCATGAGTTACTATATAAGGTGTTGCATCCATTACTGGAGAAATAGTTTTCTTAGCTGGCAATGTACAGAATACAGTTTTACTGCCTGCACCAAAGTTTACTAACGCATCAGAATTAGAAGATGAAATAACAGATTGTCTTGAAAGCGTATCTGTCCCTGCATCCGTTACAGTTCCAGTACCAACTTCAAAATCAGCTGTACCATCATGCACGATTGCATAATAAGTTTGCACACCATCCCCGATACCAGCAACAAAAGTTTCGAAACCTGTTTCGGTTCCACTTAAATCAATTGTTCCAGTTCCAGTAGTCGTTGTGGTTTGCTTAACCCTATCGTTAATTACAAATGCCGTCATTTACTACTCCAAAAAATCTTATGCGTTGCCAAGTCTAATAATAGCTGCAGAACTAGACGGAGTTGGAAACTGAATAACGAAATCACCGTTAGTTGCAGTTTTTGAACCACCGAAGTCTAAAACTAGTACAGCATTATTGGATCCGCCACTCTTATAAATCAGTGCTCCTACTGCTGTTAAAGTTACAGAACTAAAAGTTAAGTCTGCAAAGTCAACGTATGCGATATTACTTGCAATCGCTACACCATTATTAGTTAAAGCATTTCCACCTGCAGTGTAATTTGTACCAGATGAAGAAACTTCATTAGTAGTAGAATACGCTGTTGTAGAAGTACTGAATCCACCTAAAGATGTAAACAAAGCAAGTTTAAAAGCTGTTCCACTATTTCCAGATGTGTCAAAACTAAACACTGATTTTAGTAGATCTGTTTTAAAAGAGTCAGGTACTATATTTGCCATTTAATTGTCTCCTTAATTTATTTATGGTGATGGTGATTTTAAAGGAGTTCGAATAACACCATCTTGATATTCGTCTCGGCGTCTACGACCTTGTTGTTCGATCGCGTACGATTGTAAAGCTCTTTTAAAAGATCCTTCGTAGTATTGTAACATATCTGCGGGACCTTTCAAGTATCCATATGCTTCTACCAGACAAGCATACAAAAGTAAATCTTGATATTTATTAGATGTATAAGTTCCATTAGTACTTGGTGGAGTTACACCTGTAGTTGTTGTAATACTTTCTGGTTGTTTTGTATAGGCTAATGTAATTAAATTTGTACTATTTGGAGTAGGTGCTACTATCCAATAATTAGCATCCCAATTAGCATAATATTTAGGTATTCCAGAAGCGGTACCTGGAGTATCATAAAAAGTAGCCATATAACTAGTATCTTTTTTTTCTAGAAAAGTTTGATCCCCATTTGAATCAGTTAACTGCACATATCTAATAAATCTTAAATCAGATGGTATAGTCACATATCTACTTCCAGCTGCTAAGTTTGATGTTGCATAAAATCTATTATCATCAGAATCAGCTTCTCTATAAATTCTATTTTCTGCATTTTTAATTATAGTACCTAAAATAGTGTTAGATAAAACTCCACTATCTACTTCTGTGTAGTTTCTAACATCGTCCTGTAAGTTTGCTAAAGTGTAAGCCATTACTTGGAATCTCCTCCATGTTTTCTACGTATTTTATCTGCTTTATCAGAACGTACTTCTTCATACATTTCAATATGTTCATCTACTTTACATTGACATGCTTTAATATTGAAAAGTTTGCAAATAAAATATTTAATTTTTTTAATCATGGTGTTATAGTTATGGGTCCTACTGAACAACCATAGCCTCCTCCTTTAATATCTCCCGTTGTAGCAGTATCTGCATTGACTGTAAAGAAGAAGAAATTTGATAGAGCATAATCTGTTGTAACTCTTGCACCATTATCATAAAGACCTGTTGTAATTGCATATCCAGATCCTTGAGTTATTTGTGCTCCAGTGATTCCATCAAAGTTTGGAATTAATCCATAAGCAAATACCGGATTAGTTGGAGTACCTGTTCCAGGTGATGTTGTAGGTGCACCTCTAAATAAATAAGTTGTACCATTTGTTAAACCATGTCCGGGCACATTAACATTTATAATACCGGACCCAGCTTGATAAGTTTTAAAACCATCTTGTGGTATCATTACAGTTGTAATTGGTTCTGTTCTATCTGGTCTTACTTGTAGCAATGCAACACCATCACCACCAATTGGTTTTGGTTCAAGTTGTGGTTGTTTAGGTTCATATTCTGTATAATGTACAAATGAACCATTCCACTCTCTTACCATTTCTCTGTATGGAAATTCTAAACCTGATCTATCCGATATAGCTTTTGAATGTTTTCCTGTTGCGTACTTAGACATTAAGTTCCTGGGTAATAAGCTTTAGGTGTAATAAACGTACTTGAAGCTGAACCATCTTCTTGAAGTGCTCTTTGAAATTCATCTTCATAAACTAATTTCATTTGTTGAGTTAATTGTGGAGCATACTTCATTGATAAATAATAAGTTAATCCTGAAACCATACATGGTACAAATCTAAAAGGCATATCAGTTGCATTTGTATAAGCACCAATGTCTTGAATTCTTTTTATATAATAAAAATGAACATCTTTGGATGCACTAGTTGCATCAGGTGTAGGGTAAACATTAATACTAACATGATCAATAAATCTTTGTACCCAATATTGATTAGGTGTACCTTGAGAAAGTTTATTTGAAAAAGCAGCATATGTTGATCTATCAACTTTTGTCATAGGACTATCTGATTGATCACTTTGAGTTCTATCTGATCTTAATTGTGCTTCAAGGACATCGGACATTCCATAAATACCATTTGGATTTGATGTAGCACTTGTACCATCAGCAGATGATCTAAAAAATTTATATTCAGCTTGTCCTTGTATTAAATCAAGATCAACTTCTGCTATTTCCCAATAGTGAATACCCCTGTTGCCCCATTCTTGAAGCATTATATTCAAAGATCTTCTTGAAGTTTTTAATTGATAACCTGATACTTGTTGAATACCTAATCGTTCAAAAGATTCTTCCACTATTTCATCAATAGAAAAATCTTTATCAAAAGTAGTTGTTCCAGAAGTTGTGTTAGCCATTTAACCTCCTAGTCGTATACTTTAATCCACTCGCAAACAACTGTAACTGTATCTCCACTTGTGCAAGCTGGTAATGTTAAATTAACATCTCCTGTATATCCACTTGCTTCAGTGTTTTTAAGACCACCAAAGTCTGAATAATCAAAAGCCATTTCTCCTGCCAATGTTTGAAAAGCAACATCTGTAGTTGCATCCCAAAGTAGTCTCACACCATCAGCTGGTGCTGTGATTGATACATTGAAACTAACTTTATTAAGTCTAACTTTAGCACAATCTTTACCATTGTTAGCTGTTAAAGTAGAAACATCAACTATCTTAGTTGTGCTTCCTGTTCCATCAGAAACATTGTTGTAGTGTGTTATAAGTTTTTTTGCTCCATCAAATACTGTAGTGTTTAAAACTGTATCCGCCATGTTTTGTCCTCCTTTTAAAGAGCGCCTGCATTACCAGACGCTCCGAGTTTGTTTATTATGCTTCTTTAGCAAATACACCTTGTACATCAACAATCGTCCAATGCGCTGTTGAGTTTAAAGAT